AAAGTAACGTGGCGAAGTGCTAGAAATAACTCTTGGGGTATGATGGATATTACCCTGCCCAACGTACAACGTACGATAGTGTCAGATAAGCACCAGACTACTGTAAATCAACGATTTATAGCATTACATGCCATTGATGGCTCGTGTTCTAATCAAGTATATTATGGTGCGATAGATACGTTCTGTACAAATGGTATGATTACAGGCGACTATGACAAGGTTCGTAGAAAGAATAGCTCTAACTTTAGTATGGATAGGTTTATAGATGAACTTAAAAATTCTAGGCGAGACTTTGATACTCAAATGGATAAGTTCCAACAATGGGCATTTAGTCCTATAGGCAAGTTTGATATTAAAGCTATGCTAGATTCTTTGATGGGTTCGGAAAGTAAATCAGAGAAGATGTTTGGTTTGTACAAACAAGAGGTATCCAAGCGAGGTAAAACTGTGTTTGCTTTGTATAGTGCCTTTACTAACTATGCAAGTTATGCAGATGAAAGGAATGGGTTTAGAATGAGAAACACTGGTAATGACACACAAGCCCAAACTATGTGGCTTCGTGAGCAAGAAGTAGCCAAGTGGATAGCTAGCCCACAATTTAAACAACTAGAAGCTGCCTAATGACAAAATATATAAGACAGGCAAAGCTAACTGATGGTAGCACCTATTATCGTTACAACCCCCCTTCACGTTATGTGGAGGAGGGGATTGTTAAGAGATGTAATTTAGGTGCAAATAAGGCAGATGCTATCAAGCAGGGTGCAAAGTTAAATGCCTTAATAAAAGATTACGAAAAACAACTAAAAGCTAGACCAAATGCAATGAGTGACAAGACTTTAAATGGTCTAGTGCATGATTATTATTTATCGTATGAATTCAATGAGTTACGTGATGAAACTAAAGCACAATATAAATACTTTTTAGGTGTGCTGTTAGATACTGTAGTCAATGGCAGGTCTCTACGTCTACATAGATATAATTCTATTAGCACAGGCATGGCTAGGACAGCTTATGAAATGTGGTGTAAACGTGGCGTTTATATGGCAAACCACGTTATGTCGTGTTCACGAGTTGTGTACTCACATGGTATAAATATGGACTACTGTGAGATAAATCCGTTTAGTAATGTCAAGAAACATGCTACACAATCTAGGAGAGTTGTTTGGACAAAAGAAAATGTCATGAGATTTCTAGAAGTAGCATACTCTGACTTTAAAACTAGAAATGTAGGGTTGATAGCACAGATGTCATACGAATGGTGTCAAAGAGTTGGTGATATGCGTTTATTGCAATGGTCAAGTCTCGACTTACCTAGACAAAGAGTTAATATAGAGCAATCTAAACGTCGAGCTAAGGTATTTTTACCCATAGAAGACGATTTATGTGAGATGTTAAGGGAGCAAGAGAATGATTTTGGCTTTCAAGAGTGGGTTGTACCCAATCCTGCGCCTAGACGAGGTTCTTACAACCCTTATAGCCAATATAAACTGCCCAATATTGCACGTAGAATCATGAATATGGCAGGCTTATCGCAAGATTTAAGATTATCGGACCTAAGACGTACAGGAACGATGGAAATGGTTGATGCAGGGGTCAGCATGGGACAAATTATGTCGGTGACTGGTCATGTCAACCCACAAAGTGTAAAACCTTATCTAAAAAATACATTTGCTAGTGCAAATAACGCATTAAAACTAAGAAAGGAGAATGCCAATGGATAAAAATACTAAAAATGATGATTTTATTAAGGAGATGGAGGACTTTTTAAAGAGAGATGACGAAAATATAGGTCATTTTCATGCAGATAAGTTCTTATTATCTGAAGATTTTGAAATTAGGGGCTTGACAGATGATGATTTATCGTATATAAGACAGTCAGCTGTCCGAGGGTAGTATATTAATAATATAGGAGATTGATAATGATAATAGCTTGGTGGAGTGCAGGTGTTACTAGCGCTGTTGCAACTAAACTAGCAATAGATAAGTATGGCAAAGATAATGTAGTGCCTATTTATTTTCATATTGACTCAGCACACAAAGATAATAATAGATTTAAAGAACAGTGTGAGGAGTGGTATGGTAGAGATATAGTTGTAAAACAGTCAGCAAAGTATGGCGACCAGTTCGACGTAATTAAGAAAGAACGATACGTAAACGGTCCAAGTGGTGCTAGGTGTACACTAGAACTCAAGAAAAAGATTAGGATTAATCTAGAAAAAGAATTAGATTACAGTGGACAGATATTTGGCTTTGAGTATTCTAAGAAAGAAATAAATAGGGCTATTAGATTTAGAGAACAATACCCTGATGCAAAACCTTTGTTTCCACTAATAGATAGTAAAATGACTAAACCTGAGTGTTTATATTTTCTAGAGAAACAAGGTATAGAACGACCACTTATGTATACGCTTGGCTATACAAATAATAACTGTATAGGTTGTGTAAAGGGTGGTAAAGGCTATTGGAATAAGATTAGGGTAGACTTCCCTGACTATTTTGATAAGATGGCTAAGGCTGAAAGGTATGTGGGTAACTCTTGTATTCGACATACATTTCTTGACGAGTTAGACCCTGAAGCAGGTCGACACACACCTATGGTTATGCCTGACTGTGGTAACTTTTGTGACTTGGAATTTACTGATATAGAACACCCAAAAGTTGACACAATCTATGACAATCCTAATAAACTTATGGAGATTGCATGAACTTATACGAATATGTTCGTGATTTAGATTTGCCTGTAAATGAGACTATGCGAATAAATTGTCCCATGTGTAATGGTTTAAAGACATTTACTGTTACAAATAGCATGGGTACAAGGCTATGGAATTGTTTTAAGGCATCGTGCGACGCTAGTGGTAGGGCTAGAATGCATATGTCAATAGAAGATATGCGTAAAATAGCTGACTCACGTAATAGTGAAGCACAAAAGCAAGAACCCTTTGAATTACCTGAATACATAGTTAAAAAGTCTAGACATACTATGTATGATGTAAAAGATAATCGAGTAGTATATCTTATACATGATGAAAAGGGTGTACTAGTCGATGCCGTAGGTAAGGCTGAGAGTAAGTACAAACTACCTAAATGGAAACGGTATGGGAAAAGTAGAGTGCCATATTTTATAGCTTTAGATGGTGCAGGTACTATCATCACCAGTCCTCACGACGCGTCAGATGTATGTGTCGTTGTAGAGGACTGCATTAGCGCTTTAGTCTGTGCTAAACAAGGTGTCCCTGCCGTAGCCATTTTAGGTACAAGTTTGCTTGAAGAATACAGAAAATATCTAAGTGTATTTAAAAAAGTTATTGTAGCACTAGACCCTGACGCTTTGCCCAAGACTATGGCAATAGCTAAAGAATTACGTGGTTGGGTTGACAATGTAAAGATTTTAAGTATAATAGATGACTTAAAGTATGAAAACGAAACTGATATTAACAAACTAAAGGAGATGGCATGGAACTAGCCTTAATACGAAGTTTGATGGACAAAGACTTTTATGATGAGCATAGAGGTTCTAAATGTCCTGACAGACTATTTAGCAAGGATGTTCGTAAGATTAAGTCAGCTATAGATGATGCTATGGGTAGATATGAAAGAAGTGTTACCCCTGATGAGATTGAAGCATTGTTTATATCTAGTAATCCTACTCTTACTACATCACAGAAAACTAGCTACGATACTTTATTTAGACAGATAAAGAAAGAAGAGACTATGGGTACAGATGTAGCCCAAGAAGTTTTATCTAAATTATTCCAACAAGTTATTGGAGAAGATATAGCCAACATAGGCTTTGATTACGTTAATGGTACAAAGAATAGTCTAGAACCATTACGTAATATATTAGAACAATATAGTGATGACTTTACACCTAACTTAAATATAGAGTGGGAAGACATATCTATTGAAACTCTTTTATCTAAAAACGATATGGAGACTAGATGGAAGTTTAACATTCCTAGCTTATCTAGAAAAGTAGCAGGTGTAAATGCAGGGCATCTTATAGAAGTAGGCGCTAGACCTAATACTGGTAAAACATCTTTTCATGCGAGTATGATTGCAGGAATAAATGGTTTTGCTAGACAGGGAGCTAAGTGTGTAATACTTTGTAATGAAGAAGCTGCCCACCGTGTAGGCGCTAGGTATCTTACTGCTGCATCAGGTATGACCGTTGGAGAGATTCAACATAACATGATAAAAGCAGGAGATGCTTATAGCCCTGTGCGAGATAATATCAAAATAAAAGATGCCACATCAAGGGATATGTCTTGGGTAGAAAGTGTATGTAAGACATTTAAACCTGATATACTTGTACTAGATATGGGAGACAAGTTTGCAAAAATGGGTGGCTTTGCTAGAGCAGATGAAGCATTAAAAGTAAATGCTATTCACGCTAGACAAATAGCCAAAGAGTATGAGTGTGCTGTGTTTTATATGTCACAGTTATCAGCAGAAGCTGAGGGTAAGATTATTCTTAATCAAAGTATGATGGAAGGTAGTCGTACAGGTAAAGCCGCTGAAGCTGACTTAATGCTACTAGTATCTAAAAACCCTATGAAGAATGAGGGAGATGAAGAAGATTTACAAAGGCATATAAATGTGGTAAAGAATAAACTAACAGGTTGGCATGGTATCGTTACCTGCGAGCTTAACTATGAAGTAGGAAGGTATGAAGAGTAATGAAGTTAGTTCTTGATGTAGAAAACACAGTTACCAATCGTGATGGTAAAATGCACCTAGACCCTTTTGAGCCTACTAATTCTTTAGTAATGGTTGGTATGCTTATGGAAGATGGTAAAGAAGTGCAGGTTGTATTTGACCATGCAGAAAAGTCTAATACTTTAAATGGTACTAATTTGGTACAGAATGCTTTAGACAAGACTACTTTACTTGTAGGACATAACATAGCATATGATTTAGT